TTGAATGAACTCATAGTGATAACCCTCTGGCGGTTGATGATAAAATTCCATATAAGAATTTACATAGTATTAACGAATGTAGAGATAACTGCCTGCCCAGTCAGCACGAGCAAGACATGTTTCTCTGCTGCTCTCATCGAGTAAATTATATCGCACTCCGTTTACTTGTGGTTTAGACCATGATGCTGCTTTCCATACGTCACCATTGTTCTTATCAATGAAGCAATGTACACTTCTTTGATTGTAATCTTGGTGGATTACTTTCAAGAACCGACGACCAACTTTAATATAAAATTTGTTCTCATGTTCGTCACTCTCTTGAATTTCTTTAATCTTTCGGATGTGATAAACTTCATCATCTTGCTGACTAATAATGGCACGTTGATGCCATTTAATGCCATCTTGTTTTAGATCCTCTTGAAGCGCAACGCACAGTGCATTGGCATACTTAACGATGAGATCTGTTTGAGAAAGTGTAGCGGTCATGATTATTTTGTGGGGAAGTTTTTGAGTACGGCGTCACATAGGTTTTTTTCTAATTCATATAGATCATCATAACTTTCAAATCTGAATGAATCAATGATGCTACCAATGTCTTCCATGAGTTGTTCACGAGCAGTCAGCAGATCCAGATTAGTGTTCATTTTGGAATAGGTGAAAGTTGATATGAAAGACATAAATCAACAGGCACATGCCATTGCAGAGTTGAACAGTTGTGGAATCATAGATTCGTCGGTTACTTGATAACCATAACCATGAGTACGAGAATCAAACTCATACTTAAAATCTTTTTTGTTGATGTAACGCTTGGACTGAGTTTTGCCCATGAAAGTGACAACCTTGAGCATCAAGCGATTGTGAATCTGACCCGTGTGAAATTTGACGGGATAGAAATCAACAACCATGTTGCCGTCTTTAGAAGTGAGTTGCATGATGAAATCCCTTTGACTCTTTAATAATACACCCTGGCGCGTCTCCTGGCGCCTCTGGTGGACTGTTTAGGAAGTGTCCTACACTCCCTTGACAGAACTACTAAGATATGTTTCCTTGGCAGCACAGATGTTATCAAATAGATTGTCAAATGTTTGTGTGTCTAATCTATCATGATAGTAATTTGTGTTGTAAGCATGAATCATTAGATCATAGAGTGCTTGATACTGACTCTTTGAAACTTCGATGTTTAATCCTTTTTTGTTTGATCCGTAGATGCCTGAAGTCATGTTTCTTATGTGTGTTGTTATTATTATAATAGGAAATAATGGGACTAATTACAACTCACAGTGTACACTTTAGAAATTGGCATACTTTGGCAAACATAATTGTTTCTCGTTTGTATAGTGTTTATCAACCAAAGTTTTAACCTCTTTGTAAGCACCAACGATGGCATCCTTGCCATAATAGTCATGCTCGATCGTATCATATCCAGTGCATGATGATCCCCACTCTGTAACATCGCTATCAATGCGATTATATAATCCTTTCAAAGTGTATTCAATTAACCCTAACTCTCTTCGAGTTAATGTAATTGTAAATTCTCTGTTGTTTGATGTATCAAGCATTTAATTCCTCCATCATTGCATCAACTTCAGCAGCACAAAAACCACAGCGCCAACCCTCGATGTCATCAGCATAAACTGAATATCTGTTGACGAATCTGCCACTACCAAAATGACAAGGTTCGCCACAGTCTACACAAATTTGTGATTCAAATAAACTTTTCATTAAACTGCTCCGTATAATGTGTTCATGATGTCTCTGACTCTTTCTCTATCTAATGAGTCACCATTGCCCCAGTTGTAGTAATCATCATCACGGTGGGCGATGTCATCAAGGTAATAAAGAATGGCGAAAGAGATCTGCTCTTTGCTTCTGTTATTCTCAGGATAGATGCCTCCTTTACCGTAGAAACTGAAGACATAATCAATGAACTCTTGAAAGTTGTGCATAATGTATGTGTGTCTATATGTTAATTGTATATGCTATGAGTAGCAAATAGGACAATAGTATGACGGTTTTTTGATTGTCACTCAGCATAATTCACTCCGTCAAATACTCTTAACTCTGTGGTATAGTTGACTAATTGCTCAAATCCATCTTCTGAGATTTTAATCTCTTTGAGCAACTCAGGCGAGGCACATTCGTTGAGATGCCTAACCATATACTCAAGTTGTTCGAGTGCTTCAATGCTGAAACCGTGCTTTGCTTCGATCTCTGTAATGTCAGGAAATTCGTTAATCATTGGCACATGTCCTCGAACTGTTCTTTAGCGATAAAAGCACAATGCTCTTCGAGTGCTTCTTGTGTCATTAACTCAGCATAACCTGATTTAATCATGTTTGCCATTTCCTCTTCATAGAGGTCTTCTAGAATTGATTCATGATGTAAGGTGCTCATGATTGCTCCGTGTTTGATATATTAATAATATCAAATATGGGCATCTATGTGTACAATAGTGTGCCACTTATCTGATTGGCACTATAATGCATTTTTTCGATAATTCTATTCGCCCTTAACTACCAGGCGTAGGTTAGTCACATCCCAGTCAGCATAATTGAATAGAATCCAATTAACAGCATCCAATGCATTTGCTCTGTTTTCAATAGTGATGAATTTGTATTCATGTTCACTATTTTTCTTTTGTAGAATTGCTTTGAAATTCATCACCAGATCTCCGTAAAACGTTTGTGTGTTGTTTTAGTCATTCTGCCTTCATTGAGCATGTTGTCACACACTTTGCAGAAGACTTGAAACTTTTCTTCGCGAGTGAGAGTATCAGCATTCTCACAACTTTTCATGATGCGAAGCAGATATGCTTTGGAAGTAATCATTTGAGTTGAATGTCGTAGTCAATAGATTTGATACACCAACCTGAAGCACATGTGATCTCCTCGATGAGATCATCTTCATCATCTGCTTCCCAACAACCTAGGGCAAGATCCCTTGCTTCGATCTCATCATCAAAGGAAATTGTCCCTTGTGAATCTTCAAAGTCAAATTCTATTTCGGTTACATTGAATTGCATAGGTTTAAGCGAGTTCGATAAGTCCTTGGGAAGCAAGAGCATTCAAAGTTCTGCCATAGTGACCCTGCAACCATTTCCAGGCGCCAGTATCATAAATGTCCTGAAACAGTTGAAGAAATTCTTCCTCTGTAATGTTATCTGATTCATACTTAAGAAGCAGATCGGTGTTAGGCATGAACTGTTTGATTTCTTTGACTCTTATAGTATTGCACATGTTCCCCATCCTTGGTAGGTTCAGTGGACACTACAGGAACTGGCATAGGATCATCTTGACTGGCACGTTTTGTAACATATGTTAAATCTTTCCAGTCAGATGTGAAACAACATAGTAAGCAATGCACCATGCAATGCTTATCATTCTTTGCATATTCACAATGTGGTTTAGGTTTAACACCAATTTCAATGGTAATATAATCTTCACACTTAAAATACACCCATCCTTTATGTACTAATCCCATTGGCGTATTCCATACGACGTAATCATTTACCTCGGGATCATAGGGCATTTACTTACTCCAGTTCTTAGTGGCGTTGAAGTTATTATAGGAGAAAATCTCCCTTTTTACCAATTTATATGTGCCATATTTGTTAGTCATGACATAACCCTCGTGTTGGCAGGGTTTCTCACCAATGTAACAGTCAACATCTTCATAATCTGTAACTCCATCCATGAGCAACTCTTTGATTTCGATGATAAGTTTATAGAGGTGGAAGAGATTAGCATCGAGTCCAGTCTCTTGAGAGAGTGCAGCAGGATCGATCTCTTTACCAGAGCGAATATACTTATTGATGACTGTTTTTACATGAGTGCCAATCTTTTGGTCGGGAAACTTAGTGAAACGAATAAGAACTCGTGCCATGCCAATGAGCAAACCGATCTTATTCTTTCTAGTCTTGATCTTTGCCTTAGTATCAAGAAATCGAACGGTGTCGGACTCAATAACTGTGTCATCCTCATCGAATGACATAAACTTGGCATTCATAGTTTTCATAGTGTTGCCAAAATACTCGGTGTGAGCAGCAAACACAATGTCCTGAGTAGGAGCAAACAGAAACTTATATGTTATGGTGTTTGGTGTGTACTCATCGTAACCACCATAACCAATAAAATCACCCTGAAAAACACCCTCTTTGCGTGGTAGTTTATCCAGGCACATATGAAGTATGGAAGCAACAGCAGGTGTGGTGCCGTGGTTGTCTTCTATATCTCTGTGTGTGTAATTGATCTTTACTTTAACTTTATTGAATACACTCTTAGTTCCAACAAAAAACCTACCACATTCAGGGTTAATGCCCCATACAATAGCAGGTGCTCCATCATATTTGACTGTCAGTGTGCTGTTTCTATCACCAAACCACTTCAAAACCTCAATAGCACCAGTTTTGCCGTGATTAAGTATAGAATCCTCGGGGTGCTCAAGATGGGTGTTTTTCATAGTTATATAATAAACTATGAAAACCCACAAATCAAGCGGTTTGTGACGGTTTTTATATAGTCACACCCCCTGGCGGGGCGGAATCGCGTTTTCTGGCGGTTTTTATATAAAAAAAGACCCGCCGAGGCGGGTCAGGTGAGCGTCCTAGGTTTGTTGGGCATGTCCAGATATGCTTGATGAACTAATTCACCAAATTCTGTGCAGCATTTGCTCCACTTCTTTCTTAATATCTTACATTCTTCGGTGTTTCTAGTCTCTGGATTTGAAAATAACTCAAACCACTCGTACCATATTGCAGCACATTCATCTGACTTGACATTTAGATGCGGTTCCTTGTACATTCGGAACCTCAGTGAGTTGTGTGCTCTTGACTACATTACTATTTACACCATTCCAGTGCCTTATAACACCAGACACAATGAAAGTATTTGTTACCATGTATGATATGAATATAACAGTGCGAACTACCGCAACATGATTATCATACCGTGAAGTTCTTCGATCGCTAAAACTTCCAAGTGCGTATTTCCATACGCGCCATATATGTGTCATCCGTGTGCATTTTTAAGTGTTGTGATTAAGTGCATATTGCCATGTATGTACCCTGCCACAATAATGGCAATGGTTGTCAATATCACCACAACAAATGATATAACCAAACATGTAGGATTATCTTCATTCATATATCAATTTGGAAAATGATATGCATAACAGAAATCCTAACATTACCACAACATCCCATGATTTAGTTCTTACAAAATATGGAATTGAAATGAGATCAGCAATAAAATGTGCGATGACACCGAGTAATACATTAACATGCAATACGATGAAGTAGGCAACAATAACCATGATGCTGCCTACTATTCTCATTATAACGTCAATTCTTGTTTTTGTGAGCGTACTCAATGACAATTTTTTTGTGGTAACTATGCTTGTCGGAACATTCATAATACTTAAGTTTGCCTTTCAAATTGTCCGCAATAATGCGGAGCAGTTGCATTACATCACTGGTCATTGTTCTCAATGATACGATCAGCAACATCATTCAAAGTGTTGGACATTTGCCTATATCCAGATCCAACATATACTTGACCAGCAACAACAGTCACTGTACAAATACCCCAGAAAATATAATACCACTGGGATTTAATTTGGTGTTGTAAGTTCATCATTTCATCAGCATTGTTGCCTTCACAGTTTCTTGTAATTTCATGTAGAGTTTGACTTGAACACGGAGCATCTCTTTCAGAGTTGCCATGTCATCACATTCTTCAATTTCTCTTGATAATTTCTCATACTCAAACATCTTAGATGTTGTCTGCAGCGAGATGTCGTCCGATTTCATAATACTCCTACATTGTGAGTTTGTATCTTATGTATTCAAGTTTTTCAACAATTCGATCGTGTTTAACTGATGGGTGATTGTTTTGCTCTCTTGCCTTATTCCATCCATCAACTCTTTTCATGCAGTTCAGAACATAGTCTAATTCTTCCAGCGAAAAGTCATTGAGATTCATACAGTTTTTTCTTGTCTAAAGTGTGCATCTAGATGCTCTTCTAGTTCTTCAAGAGCATTGAGTTTGGCGGATCCTTCAGGATCAGAGTTTAACATTTCACTGTAATAATACAGTGCATCCGCTAAGAGCGAACGTTGATCTTCTGTAATTTTACATTCAAGTTGATACATTTTGCTGTACTGATTGATCTGCAATAGGGACATTAAATGCAACGATGGTCCTAGGAATGTTAGAGTTCGTTGGCGGGCATTCATGATAGATTGTGGAGGGGAAAATAATAATGTCACCCTCTTCAACTTCAGGATGCAAGTGTGTTACAGTGCCAAAGAATGGATCAGGCATAGGCGTCCAAAACCTTGTGCTGGGATGTTTCTCTTTATCATAATCGAGATAAAGTATGCAAGAGAAATTACCAAACCCATGATTATGTAGGGGATGATGATCTGCACCTGTGTACATTTGTGTCCACATTTGCCACTCACTTGGTTGTTCAACCAGCACACCCGCACTGTCAAAAAATCCAACGAGTTCATCTTGAATGACCTCGATGAATTTATACATGTACGGTGGTTTATTATTATACTGGAAAAAGTCAGAATAGCAAATGTCGATACGATCCTGATCTGGTTTTAAGTCAACCAGTTCCTTAATTATCTCTTTCTTTTGTTCCCAATTAGATAGGGATAGTCTCCAGAAAGAGATGCTAAAGAAAGGTATCTGTTCAACTTTGATACTCATGACTTTTTCTTTCCTCTTCTTCTAGTAGCAGGTTTTTTAGGGTCTTTACTCCTTGGGTGACGTTTAAGATCTTTCTTTAAGTCCCTAAGGAACTTGAGATGCTTCTGTATTGATGTGTAAGGAGCAAGTGAATCAAATTCTTTAGGGACTTTCCAAGTCATTCTTCTAGACCACCTTCAGGAATATCAACGAGGACACAATTATCGTTAGTGTCATAACAGAACCATTCACCTTCATTGAAGATGTAGGCATACTCACCCCATGAATCTTTAGTACACTGGAAATACTCCGTGATAGACTCATGATGTTGTGGTTCTACACCACTATCACCACGCTCAGCATAATAGAGTGGGCGATTGGTCTCAATATCGTTGCGATCCCAGTCAGTATCTGACCAGGCACAAGAAATATCTCCACCATCAATTAGATCGGTTACTTTCTCCTTCGTATTGAACTTTGAGTTGAGTACCTTACCCAACCAAGCAGGATAACCATCCCAATGATGATAAACAGATACAATAGATTCATCTTTGAGTTGAATACCGATGCGTGAACGTGTTGCCATAATGAAGAAAGAAGAATAAAAGGGTAGAGGGGAGGTCTCGCGGCAGGAGACACAATTACATAGACCCTCTGTGTGTTGTGTGTGAGGCGTCAGAGATCTCTGACTCTTTAATAATACACCCTGGCGCGCCTTGTGGCACTCTTAGTGGACAGTTCAGTCACCGTCCTCAAAGTAATCTCCTTGGGTAGAAAACTCCAGTTCGGCGATCTCTTGGTTGCTGAGTCCAGTAATATCACCCAAGAATAGAATTTCACTATCCCATCCATCCTCAGTATCGCCAATCAGGAACATTTCCTGTGCGATTGCTTTGGCGTCATCATATTTATCGTTGTCAATGAGTTCAGTCAACCGTCGTGAAATAACGTTGTCGATGACATCCAGGCAACGATCACGGTTGTATTCGATGGTTTCTTGTTCGTTCATTAGAGTGTCTCCTTTAGAGATGAGTAGATAACATCGCAGATTGCCAACTGATCTTGAATTAAGTCAGCATTCTTTTTCAGTCTGGTTTGTAACAACGCAAGTTTGACCTCTGCTTGGATCAAAGTGCGTAAGAGATCGAGTGACTCTTCTTTTAATAGTGATTGCTTAAAATCAATACTCACTTCTCAACTTTCCAATCAGTGTTACCTTTAACAGGCACCCAGAAGAAGTAATTGTGATTAAGTGATTCTAGGAATACCCACTCTTGTCCCTCGTGATTCCTCTCTCCTTGAACAAAGCAAGTATGAAAGAGATCCATTTCATTAGCGAAACGGTTCTTTGCCTTCCTTGACAACGGAGTGACGAACAGTTTTTTAGTCTTAGTTGCCATGTGTCTTGTTCAGAACGTAGTTACTGTAACATGTCAGCGAGTGCGTTGGAGGCACCTTGTGACAGTTCTTCTTTTGTCTTAATTCGTTTCATCTTTCGCATACAAATCTCAAAGGATGATCCAGTGGCAATAAATTCACCATCATGAATACATACCCATTTCTTATTGCCTGCAAATGGCATTACAACCCAATGCCCATCTGATGAAACATAATCTCTAACAGGTACGGGATCCAGTAGAGTTGAATTGTGGTTGTAGTATTTGGTTTTTTTACTCATCGAGTGATCTCAGAGATTGCTGCCTCCCCTTTGTTGAAGATAACATCTACAACTGCCTGTACTTTACGGGCAGTGCTGATACCCACATTATCATATGTTGGGATAGTTACAAGTCCATAAGTCTTGGATTCACCACCCAAACGAATAACTCGACCTACAGTTTGTGAGATGCCAACATAATCCATGTTACGGAGAAAGATGACTGACTGTAATCCATTGACATTGATACCCTCGGAGAGAATACTGTGGTGAAGTACAACAAACTTCTTAGTTTGATCCTTACCCCAGGCATTCAGAGTATTGAAGAACTCCTCACGGGTAACTTTATTGCCATCAATAAGAGCACCAGTCTTGGAAGTGATAACCAACCAACTGTAACCCTCATCATACAACTTACTTACGAAGTTAGTATTGGTGATGATATTGATGATCTGTTTTGTAGTGCGAGCACAAACAAGAACCTGATCCTTCTTATCTTCCTTGATAGTCTGATGCAGATAGTCAGCATCACGTTGCCAGTTGTTCTTATCCTTAGAGAGAGGCAACTGGCGGACATTAACTTTAGGTGGCAGAATATAACCACCATCAACAAGTTCAGGAGCAGGCACTTGACAGATCACCTTACCATATACACTAACATCATTCATCCCTGCCTTTTTAGGTGTGAGAGACCACTTAGGTGTTGCAGTGAAGAAGTAACAACGGATGTGATTCAGTTGGGCAAAGTGTTTAGTTGCAACATGAAAGTTCTTTGCAACAGAGTTATGTGCCTCATCGAAGTAAATGTTATTCACTTCAATATCTGCCTCTACCAGGCGATGCAAACTGTGGTAGGTAGTGAAGATAATGCAGTTCTCACCTGCCGTACGGGCAGTGTTAGCGAACAAGTGAATCTTCTCTGGTTTAGTAGTACCGTAGTAAGAAGTCTTACCACTATGTACATGCATCACATGAGTGTGAGTGGTATCAATAACCTCAAGAAACTCTTCACAGAGTTGTTCAGCGAGGAGAATACGAGGGGCGACAACAACAATAGTCTGACCACGTTTCTTTGTTTCGAGAGTAAAAGAAACGTCCTCGATCATACACATTGTTTTGCCACCACCAGTAGGAACAATGATCTGTCCCTTCTGATTATCCCACATCGCATTGATGGCACGGATTTGGTGGGGACGGAGGTTCATTGATTAACTGTCAATATAGTAATAATACAAAAAAAGAGGGGTCATGGCGACCCCTCTGTGCCAGTTATTGGACTGGACTACCGAACTCCCTCTGGTACGCTGTGACCACATAATCACGGTACTTCTTGAAGAAAGGGAGCAAAGAGTCGTATGCCTTTTTAATATCCTCACCCAATTTGCCAACCTCATAGGTGTGAATGTTCCAGCGGATTTTGATGTCCCTGATATATTCTTGGCGGGTGATGATAGGAGTCATCGGGCGAAGTTCCTCAACTTTAATGACTGGGAGGTCAGTTGATTTCCTCTTCCGAGAAGTCATAGACATGAATCGAATGTACCCCAGTAGGATAGTCAATAAAAAACCCTCTGTCAACAGAGGGTGTTACACTTTTAGAACTGGTTCAGCATCTTGAGAGTCTCGGGATCGAACTCCTCACGAATCCCTGCGCCAGGCAACCAATCCTCGGGACCAGTCTCCATCATCTCAGCATACAGTTCATCATAATCGCGATACTCCGAATCGAAGGCATCGTCACGATCGAACTCATTCATGTGTCTTATGTGTGTTGAACAATGTCAATATAGGATCAACCCATCACTTAGGCAATGGGGTTGTGACAGTTATCCGAGTGGTGCAACTGCTGGATCCAGAGGCACGCCACCGTGTCCCATATCAAAACGAGACTCAGCACGGAGAGATTCCAGTTCTTGACGGAGATCTCTAATTTCTTTCTCTACTTCTGCTGTAGTTTTTACCACGTTAGTCAGTGTTTGTTGGTATCCGATTGCCTGTACCAATAATTTCTCAAGGGCACACAATCTACCATCAAGATTGCCCAATGTTTGTGACATGATCTTGACTTGTTTATTCAAACGATCCAGTCTTTGTGGACCATCTTCACCCTTGCCTGCAAATGTCTGTCCCTGTTCAGCAACAGTAGGCATCTTTGGGGGTTCTGGTTTTGTTGGCACGTTGTCAGTCATAGTTAAAAACTCTAGTCGTTTTATTTATTATTTTAATTCCAAGGTCCAGTCTTGGCGAGAGCGACGGTAAACCACACCACACCACCAACAATAACTCCAATACCAAATGCTGGCACAGCAACCATCACATATAATGCGGGGAGAATAACTAGGTATCCCACAATGTTCCCAAGAACATCACTGAGACCAAGAAGTAAAGGACTGGATGTGGATTTTACTGGTGCTACATCCGATGCAGTTGATGGATCAACGTAGGGAACTGTAGGGTTGCAATTAACAACCTCTGAGGCACCGTAGGCACCCTTTGCCTGGGCGATTGCGTCTCCTCTCCAAGAACTAGGGGATTCGAACTCAACCCTCTCCAGGCGTCCGCCTGCGGTCTTTATAAGGGCGTTCCACAATTTCATGGTGTTCTTGTCTCTATGTCCAGTATTACCTAATATACGTCCCTTGGCAACCCATCTTGCGGAAATACATTTGGAGTATCCCAGAGTTTACCCTCTGCCCACTTATCGGCGGAAATTTTCCTCTCTTCTGGCGTGAGGTTAGTGACTCTCCACCCATAATCACCATTAGAAATGACCGTAGGAGTCAAGTTCATAGCAACTGTCACACGATTGGGATGAGTGTTAGGTTTGAATCCATGTAATACATGAGACTCCCACATAAACAAACATCCCTCTTGACCAGTAACACAATCGAATTGATTATATTTTGTCTCCCTATCATGCACCATCTGAATTAGTGGTGATGAAGGATATGCCGCCAATCCTAATTTTGGTCTTGCAGCAAAATATGTGTCGGCATGTTTTCCTGTATCAAAATTTACATAGTAAACACACGATATGGTTGCGTTAGCATGATAGTGTGGTTCTTGCCATCCATTTTCTTGGCATATATTAATCCAACTATCCGTAACCTGCATATTTTCAGGTAGATAATATCCGAGTGTATTGACTACAAAGTCCTCAGCACATTGTTCTACCCATGCTTTAAAACGAGAAAACTTATCATCGGAGAGAACAGAGTAGTGATCTATATGTGTTAGACCCTCAGATAGTGGGTTCTTATGTCCATCATGCTTTTCAATCTCCTCTAAGAAGAGTGACTTAACTCTATCATGAAATGGACACTCCGAAATGTAAATTGGAGTGGGTGCAATGTCAATTACAGGCATAAAAAAAGGGGTGGAATGATCCACCCGTATTTAGATTGAAATCAAGCGTTCTCGATAGGATTGCGACCCAGTTTCAGGTTATCCTCAGTCTCCTGAATGGCACAGTTCTCATCATCATGTGTACTGCCACCATCAGCGTGGGGTGTAATGTGTCCACCTTGATAGACACTAGGATCGAAGAGTTTACCCTTCTCGATCTCCTTACCTTCAGGAGTAATCCAGTCCTGACGTACAGCAGCAACAAACTTCTGTTCCTTCTTGAAAGAACGACGGTTGTCCAGTTGTGTGCAATAGGACTCGGGTTTCCAAGTGCGAGTGATGATCTCACGACGCAACTTGTTGAAGTTCGCCTCACGAGATCTCATGAGTTCCTTGTAAGTTGCCTCACGTCCGTTGTTGTAACTGTAGGTATCAGAGTCAGTGAGTCGAGCAGCATGGGTCTTCATGTAATCATCAATGAATCCCTCAGGATTACTGATGTTGAAGTTGTTGTCCTTCAGATCCTTCACAACAGAGAAGAGGTCAAGAACACAGTTCTTGTTGGGAAGAGCAGAAAGATTGTCACCCATGAATGTGATGAATGACTTGAAATCCGATGCAAACTTGCCAACGAGTTGGTCCTCAGTTGATCCATACTCATAAGCAGACCACATGGACTTGTCGGAAACAGTAACACCCAGTCCACGGAAGTAGATGAGAGCAAGTCCAGCGATGAAGTCATCAACCTTACGGCGATTGATGTCCTTGGGTGTGAAGAAACACTTCAGTGTGCCTTCGTATGTGGTAGCAAGGTCACGGATAGTATCAGAGAAGTCAGAGATAACAGCGTTACGCTTCTCAGGACCGTTGAGAGAGATACCATCATTCATACGAATGAAGAGTTGAGAGAGTTGGTTGCGAGTGGCAACACTGATGACCTCAACAGTCACCACAGCATTCAGGAATGCTTGAAGAACTACGTTAGGGAGATTCTCGTAGGTGTCATTCTGACCCTCGATGATCTCAATAACTTGACCACAGATCTCATAGAAACCTGCCTGAATACCAAACTCATTGCGAAGAAACTCGGAGAGAGTAGTTACACGGTTGTTGGAATCGATGTTCAGAAAATCAACACCGCGACCCTTCCAGAGTTCATAATACTGTTTGTCCGCGGCAATCTTCGAAGTAACCTTGCAAGCGTCTGTAGAGGCAAGGATGAACTTAGAAGGTGCCATACCCAGAATCACTGAAGTGATGTATGACTTCTTATTGTCAATCGACCAGCGAACTCGGGATTGGAAAGAGTAATCAGCACGGGTCTTGGGTGCCATTTCTGACAGGAAAGACTCGACCGAATACTTGAAGAAATCCGATTGAATCGGAAAGAAAGCATTTGATTTAGTAGGCATTGTACCTTTTTTAGTAGAACTAGGGGGTGTGACTTAGAGCAACCTATAGAGGTCGGTCATCCATCAACAATACCAATATATCAGGTCTTAGATTCGGTGGCAACCTCAGCATCAGCAGTAATCTGTTCCTCCAAAACCGTGATGGCACCTTCGATCCTGAGAAACTCTTCTTTCTTCTTATTAAATTCTTTTTCCATTGCTAACAACTCATCACGCAGTTTGAGTGCATTTTCTACTAAAGTCTGGTGTCGTTTTTTAATGTCCATGATTAGTCAGTAATCCCCAGTATATAGATAAATAAGGATAGGAGTCATATTGTACCATAATGACTGAATTAAATCAATCAGTATTAAGAGAACTGGCAACTTCAGCAAGAGCAGATATTATTGCGGTTCCTGAGGAAGGTCAAAGAATTGAGTGTGTAATCAATTCGGATACGATTGCTGAAGGCGATGGAATGGTCATGAGTGATGATGGATCATTAGTACCATCTGGAATTATTGGTAGTGGTCAGATCTCGAAATCAACTGATAACTTATTTTCGAGTGGATCCATCTCCATGGGTCAACTCAATAGCACATTCGGTGCAAAGAATTTAGGGAGTCTGTATAGAGGAAATAAGGTTCCCGACTGTCAATATAATAATAGTGTTCCTTCTGGTGGAACCATCAAATTCAGTGATTTTAGAGGAACTACTAAAACTATCTACGCTCAATGTAATGGTAACTTCAACCATTTACAGGCAAGATGGGAAATCTTTGGAGATCAAGACTGGACTTCTGCAGCAGATAAAAGAATTACTTTTACTGGTCACTGTGGTTCCAGCGATTCTAATCCAGGCATGAGAATTAATAACAGTGGTGCCTTATATGGTAATACTGTAGAGATGGTAACAGCAGGATCACCAAGCATTATCGGTAAAGGTGGAAATGCTGGTCAAGGTGGCAATCAGGCGATGCATATTGCTACACCAATTAAGATTCCTGGCGGTTTCTGGAATGGAAGTGTTTATGGAGGCGGTGGCGGTGGCGGCACTGGCGGCAACGGAGGTCGTGGCGGCAACGGTCAACACGGCGGCAAAAAAAGATGTAATGG